GTGTGGCTGTTAGAGCCGCTGGGAGTCAGGTCAGGTGAAGCTTCCACCCTCCAAAAATACCCGTCAAGGTCTGTGTAGTCGGAGAATCCCGACGGACAATTGTCTGTATCAACCAGTATGATGGCATTCGTAGGTACACTCATTAGTTAATCCTATATCTTCTTGCACAAAACGAACATGATTCTATTTACGCACTCTAAATTCGTTACGCTGCTGTCTCCCGAAGTCCCCTGTCCGGCTGAGTCCAATGTCTTGGAGACCGTGTGGGAGTGGTTGGAAGGCTCATGTCGAGAGCTAAGATTATTCTGCCCACCAGTCAACCTATCTCCGGGATCAGTACTATCGGTGTTTCCGCTCAGGCTATGGGTGTGGTTATCAAGAGTGTGAGTGTGGTAATCGCTTCCACCAGCATTCGGGTCATACGAACCTCCCTGCAGCAACTTGCCGTTGGCTGCCGTGACCTGAGTCCATCCAGAAGGACAAGAAGTATCAAACAGACATATCACCCCCGAACCCTCTTCCCATTTGCTCAGTCTGTAATAAGGATAGAGTTCGTTCGATCGAGTAAACTTTCCATGCCTCATACCGTGAACGAAAGCCATCACTATCTCCAATACACCTTGAACGAGGACAATCGGACATTGTCATCACTTGCCGAACCGTGGAACTTGAAGCTGAGCTGCTGTCTGGCTCCTGGAGTGACGGAATAATTCAGTGCTCCACTGTCATAAGTTTCCCACCCAGTAGAAGCCTGCCAGCCGCTGTCATGAGTAGCTCCCAGGTCAGTGACCAAATAAGCTCTGATTCCATAGCTCCCCGAACTTCCATAATTATCCCTATGCTCAAATTCGAATTTGTGTAGCTCCTCGAATCCTTCTGGAGGAGTAAACAAGGTAGTCAAATAATACTCATCAGTAGCTGCTCGATGGCCGGAAGTAGGTTGCCAATAGTAGTAGCTTCTTCCATAGGTGCTCCAGTCTCCTTCTTGACTAGCTCCAAACTCGCCATAAGGATCGCTAGCCGGGCCATACAGGATCGTGTCAGTGAACTCTGGATAAAACGACTTGACTGGACAGAGCGATTGCAGATTCGGATCGATGAATATAGAAACCTCACTGAGTATCCTGCCGACTGTTACTCCGTACTGATTTGGAGTAGCGGTTATCTGCCCATCTGTATCAGACAGATACACGTATTTGCCTGCTCCCGACCAGTTCCATGCAGGATTGATTACCACTCCATAAGCTCTTATATCTACCACCTCATCTGTAGCAGCTTTATTCATTGCCATGCCATAGACCTTTTGCGAATCATACGAGCTAGCATTCGCCTTCTTGACCTCAGTCAGACTTATCACATAGTCGTCTCCAGTGTCTATGGTGGCTGTCATCTTCTCTTCCAAAGTAACAGTGTTCGTGCCTTCTACCCAATCGCTAACAAAACCGATCTCGTCTTCGTTGCTCTCTCCAGATCCGTCCATGAACACATAAGACCCGTTCCAATAATCATTCGAGCCAGTCAAATTGGTATCCACAAACTCCTGTTTTGAAGTGCCTCCAGAACTGACCGTGGAATCATAGTAGTTAGAGCTTGATATATATACTACATCGTAAGTAGCTATTGGTTCAGCTGCTTTAGCAACAGGAGCAGTAGTCAAGACTAAGCTCAAGTTAGTCTGCCTGTTATGACGCTCAGCATCACAGTATTCTATCGTGGCAAGTTGGAGAAAATTTCTCCTGTAATCAGCCATTTCATATACCTCCTAGTCTATACGTATAGGTTCTTCTGTTCCATAGAACTCAACACAATACTCGGAAGGCTTCTTTATAGCTCGCTTAATCCTAACACGAGTATTGTCAGTGTCATTAATTGACTTGACTCCAACAGCAATGCCCAATCCTTCACCAACTCCATATAGGCTGGTGACAAACTTATATCTGTCATACCCAGTAGAGTACTTCTCCTTTAGTCTTTCTGCTAACAGTTTACCTTCCCCGAATTTCAGCTCCGTTGTGGCAGTAATATCTACAGAAGTTACTGAACGCAACCCCAGAGGATCAAGGCTACCATAACTGGAATCAATCAACTCCATAGAGTAATTGTCTTGATTGTTTATGTAGTCAACTAAACTACTCAAGGTCTCGTAAGTTTGAGTGCCTAGCTCTATGTTAAGATCATCGCTGGAGTCGGAGCAGGAAGTGGACAGCACATTAGTAGTATCCCCTCCTTCTCCAGTTATACTTAGAGTTGCCGTAGCACTCAAACCGGTGTATTTTATTCTGACTACGTCAAAATCATCCGGTAGCCACTTAGCCTTCACTGAATAAGTCTCCGAGACCCCGTACCCCAGACTGCTGTCCTGCGATGTCACATCTTCCAGTGAAGCCACCTGGGTATAGACTCCCTCAGCGTAGTCATATCCGCTTAACACATTAAACTTATTCCAAATGTCTTCAATAGTGGAGTCGATCTGCAGAGTGCCATCTTTTATCCTTGCGTACTTACCGTCTTCCCAGTAATAGTCTGAGAACTCTGAAGCTCTAATAAAATCTATCCAAAAATTCATATTTATTCCCGTGTCAGCATTGATCAGCTCCAGCTGCCAGTATCTCACATCTGCCAACACGCTGTCCGGTATCCCACTGATGTCCCATCCAACCAGCTGCCAAGTGTCAGCCTGCGTTATTTGGATGTCATGACTGTACTGTCCCCATCCCGTACTGCCCAGGCTTATTCTCATATAAGTCCCTACCGTATCTGACATAGCATAGAAGTATATGTAATCTCCGCTATGGCGAAGGTCAATCGGAGAAGTAGTCCATCTTATCTTACTTCCCGTAACGCTGTACCATCCGATGTACCCTGTAGCATTCATTTGCTGGGTAGAATTCAGCTTGTGTCTGGTGGGGGAGGTCTTGAACTTCAATTTGTTTGAACCTTCTCCCTCCTCCTTGTTAACGGAGTCCACGGTGTTAGCTACATACTGGTCCCCTCCATGATCTACCGTTCCGTCATCAAGCAGAGTGTCGCAATCATGAATTTCAGCTCCCCACCTATCTGTCTTAGCGTTTTGGGCAGTGAGCTTTCCGTCTTCATTGGCATATATCCAAATAAAACAATCTCTACCCAATTCTGATAAAAGATTGAAAATGGAAATAGTAGAATCTATATGCCTGCAGACCCTGAAACCGCTATACTCTTGTCTCAGACTGACTAACTGAGAGGTATCTATCTCAGTAGAAGGCATTTCTCCAAACAGTGCATTATTAGCCACGCAATATATAACATCTGCTGGATTCTCCAACGTAGCATTAGCCGACCCTGTATAAGTACCGCTGCTGTCGTCTGGCAGCCCCACGAAGTCCGCCTCGATCATCCCACTGGAACTCTCCGGCACTTGCAGGCTAAAGGTATATGTAGCTGAGAAGTCCTGGCTCTGCACATTTTCCAGGTAAATGGATTTCACTGTAGGATTGCCTATTAAGGAAGCACTGTATCCATCTTTGGAGTTGATATAGCTACATAATTCCTGCAGAGTGTCATAGCTCGCATGAGTCAGGTCTATATCCAAGACATCGTAAGTAGCAGGGACGTAGGTGACGAGTCTGTTATCCGACTTGGACAATATGGCTGGAGTAGCTTCAAAACCTATACTAAAAGTAGTTTGCAAATCGAGTGTGAACTCTCCATTGTCCAAGTCTGGGGTAAACTCCACCGGCTCTCCATCATACCTAACTTCAGTTATACTTTTCACTTTGTGATCGCAAAGTTTATACCGCCCAGTAGTGGTGTTTATACAAGCTGGAGTAATATTGTACAGCCTGCCAATGGAGTAAGGTATAGGCTGACCCTGGAAGTCGTCCTCCATGCTAGCATATAGAAGTTTGCTGTAAAACCTCTTAGGTACTATTTTGTCATATTTAGTTATAGCATCCTCCAAGGTCAGGGAAAGCTCCCCTTTATTAATGGACTCATCCCTAATTTTACCCTCAAATACCTTTACATAGTCATCATAACTGTCGCCTTGGAAACCTACCTTGATAGTCCCGGTTCGATTTTTTAGTATATTGTCTTTTCTCAGAGACTTAAGGAAGTTGTCGAAATCGGCTAACCGGACTCCGCTTTTCGCTACCTGAAGCTCCCCTTCCCAGTTTTCAAGTGCATGCTCCACGTCATCTACAGCTATTATTCTTGGCTCGTATTTCAGATGTCCGAATTTGACCGGTTTGTCTGAGAACCTCAATACATTTTTCCCTTCTATCCCATCTATCCAAACGTCCTCGTTCAGTCCGTGAGGAGAATTAATGACTTCAAAAGCCCACTGGGTAAGGCTGTCTTTATTAGCATCTGGAATATCGCTTACATCCAGCTCTATCTGCTCCCAGGTGTTAGCCTCTTCAAATATTATATCCCTGTAGTTCTCATTCCAATTGTTCTCTCCAAACCACAATCTAAGAAACATCCCGGCTCCGGTAGCTTTCCCGTAAAACACTACCTTCTCCCGTCCGCTCAGATCAACGGGGGCAGTAGTAAACGAGATCAGTGTGCCGTTTCCCGTGAAGTACCCACACCAAGCTGTCCCGTTCATCTTCTGCTCTAGATCATTCTGCTTGTGTACTCCGCTTGGAGCTTTAAAGTCGAAGTAATTAGACCCAGTGCCTTCACGATAATCAGCATTATCTACTGAAAGCACGTAATAACCAGTACCTGTTCCATAATTATCGGAGGTAAGCAAGCTGTCACACGAGTCTATGGTAACGGCTACCTTACCGAACTCCATCTCCAGTAAGGTCACCGGGGTTTTCCCGTGAGTAATCTTCTTGCTATCTGAAAAAGCCATAACTATTTAGCTTCCTCAAAGACTATTGTTCCAGGTCTGCTGTCCCTGAGATTGACTTCAAAACTAAAATCCTTTATCCGCACATAGAGTATATCTTCTGGATGAGTGGACGGCTGAGGGCAGATGAAAAATGGAATATCCTTACCCTTAGCTTCCCAAAGCTGCTCCAAAGAGGCATAAGCGTCCCTATCGTTGTCCTCTATCCACCTCATTATCCAGCCCTTCTTGTGGTACTTTCTGTAAGACCACTCCTGCCCCCCAGCTGTAACGATGGACTGAATCTCCATCTCATTTATCATCTTTATAGGTATTACAGGATTGTAAGGTACTTCCGTGTACCGCCCCATTTCCAGCTCACCTATCTCTATGTATCCGTCCGATACAGATTCGTTCATGCAAAGCTTGAAATACTTATAGCTGAGTGGAGTATCAGTGAAATATCCAAAATTGTTCGGAGTCATCGACAGCACTACCGAACCATCTGAGCAAGCTGCAGTAGAACCGTAATCCAATGTGAAACTTCCACTTGAAGACAAGTTATGGTTAGCCAAGCCCAGAAATGTTATGTCCTGAGTCGCCGTAAATGATATTAGTATTTCTTTAGTGCCGGTTACGTTGTCGCTTCTCCAAGTAGCCCAGGGATCACCGTTTATAAGATCCGCCAAAGAATAGCCGGCACGAGTGTGATCTGAACTTAGCATGGATGAAGAAGTTATTAGGTTGTCTTTCAAATATGACAATCTTGTAGGTGTGCCCATTTATGCGGCTCCTCGGTAACTTTTCTTTAACGCTCTATCATAGATAAATGGCTTTCCCCTCCGTCTAGATTCCTTTTCTATAACCGGAATTACATCTTCCTTTACATATTTTTCAATAGTGGATTTGTCTATATCTCGATAGAACATAGGTAGAACTACTACTTGGTAGGTAGTTTCCTCAGGGACTCCCAAAGGCTTACTTCCAGTTATAGGAAGCACAACCTCTCCTTCCTCAAGCCTATATGAGCCACTTTTCGGTACCCTCCCTCCTGTCTGGAATTCGCCTTCTGGTGTAGTTGTTTCCGGGGTAGTGTTTATGCCAGCTAGCAGACTTTCTATATTCTCATTTATACTTTGCAGTTCAATTTTTATCTCCTCTAGCTTACTTTCAACAGTGCCTATATCACTTTCAATAGCTCCTTTTAATTTCTCAAGTTCTTTATCTATGGACTTCAGCTGTTCAATAGCATCTCTCTTTATAGCATTTAAAGCCGTATTTCTTTCTTCATTTAGTTTGGTAATAGTTTCTTGATATTTTTGATTTTCCTCCCTCATGTCTCTCAATATGCTATCTTCCTGTCCTCGCAGCATATCAATCTGCATTTGTAGCAGGGCAACCTGAGATTGGGCTGAGGAAATCAAAGACTGATAGGCTTTATCGCTTTGATCTCTGAGTTCCAGTATGCCTTCTATGATCTCCTCAGTAGCTGCAAGAGCCTCTTCAGACCCCTCTCCATACAGTTGCAAAGCTAACCGCTGTAGAGTTTGATAATCTGACAAGAGGTTTTGAATAGCAGCAACCTGTTCTTTGGGTTTTAAAGAAGGTATAGCAGCAGCTCGGCTGATTATTTGACGTCTAAGCTCACTGAATCGTTCCTCAGGAGTAAGTGCTGCCAGACGCATAGAAGTGACCAAACCATTAATGTCTGACAATAACTCTCTACGAGCAATATCTAAGTTGCGTACAACCTGCTGCTGGGCAGTCAGTCTTCTTTCAAGTTCAGCTCTGTTTTGCTGTATGGCTTTTAACTCCTTCTCGTAGTTAGCCATAACCTGACTATGTCTTTCGTTTTCTGCTTCAATCAGCTGATCGTAATGGTAATTAGTCCAGTCGATCTGAGCCTGGAACCAGTTCATGGTAGCTTGTCTCAGTGTTTCTAAAGCACTTATTTGCTCCTCATAAGTCCCTGCACCCGCTACTCCTTCCCAAGCCTGACCGGCAGCCCTCCATTCAGCTCGAACCCGTGCATATCGCTGCCCAGGAGTCTCACCATAAGTAGATACTGTAAAAATATCAGCTCGAACTCGCTCTTGTACTTGGCCTATAGCTTCTAAATTTTCATAAAGACCTTTAAGCTGCTCGTTAAGTTCTGCCGCTTCTTGTTGGAGTTCTGCGGCTTCTTGTTTGAGTCTGTCTACCTTATGGATTATTTCATCTAACACCTCTTTTCCTTCGTCCTGAATCTCAAAGAACTCATCCCAATCTTCAATATTGCCATTAATGGCATCTTGTAAAGCTTGATAGTAGGCAACTAAAGCATGTAATTGTTCTCCAGTCAGATCCATCCCGCTTAAGAGGATATTTTGTATGTCGGTCATGTCTTGAATCATCTGATTGTAATCTTGTTGCTCTTTAACCAAATCTTGTAAATTCACGTATAGATCTAGTAGATTCTTGTCGCTTAAATCAGTAGTTTCTACAAGTGTTTTAAAAGCCTCTGCCAGCTCATTCGTACCTACTACTAAATCTGTCATAACATCATAAGCTTGCTGCTGAATCTCAAAGAACTCATCCCAATCTTCTACTCCTTCTTCTAATGCCTTGTTAATCTCTCGGTAATAGGTAATAAGTGCTTTCAATTGATCTTCTGTTAAGTCCATTCCGCTGGTAAGGATATTCTGGATGTTAGTCATATCTTGAGTCATCTGATTGTATTCATCGAGTGCTTGAGTAGTCTCCTGCAGCCGCCCGTAGAGTTCCATTAACATATCTGAGTTGAGGTCAACGTTATTAAGCAATTCATCCATCAGTTGATTAGTAGCCAGCATATTTTGCTCCACAGGAGTAAAGCCCATATCGGCAAGAGCCTGCATATACTCTTCCCATGTTACCAGCCCTTCATTAACAGCTTTAATCGCTTCCTCCCAAGTGAGTGTGCCTTCAACTACAGCTTTAGTGGCCTCTGCTATCGTCCACTGGCCCTGAGCGTATTTATCAAACAAGTCCTCAGCAGTCATCATTACCATATTGTCGTACATTTGAAGCATAGCCTCAGCATAGTCCTGAGCTTCCTCTCCCCAGGTAGGCATGAGTTCTATAGTCTTTTCTATCTCGTCTCGATAATCTCCAAGTACTTTAGCTGTTTCAAGAGTAGCTGTCTTTTGTGCATCTAAAGAGTTCAAAGCATGTATAGCTATGTCATCCCAGTAGGCAATTGTCTGCCAATAGTCTTCTTCGGGCATAGCTCCTTCAAGGGGAGTATAATGATACCCAGCATGCTGTATTTTCAGACCTGATTCCCAACCAGGATACATGCTATGAGGTATGTTCTCTGGAGTGAAAGGTGTAAGAGTACCAGTACCGTAAGGTCCCCAGTAAGAACCTCTCCCACCGAAGTATATAGGATATTCAGTAGCATACCTAATCATCTCTTCCCAAGAAGTGGCTGTAGCAAAGTTTTCCAGTTCCTGCGTCCAGAAAGCACCTCTACGTTTTCTGCGGTAGGTATGATCTTTCCCAAATAAACCCCCACCAAAAATTGAGCCTAGTCCTCCTAGTACCAACGAAGCCCCTGGTACGGGTATAAATGCTCCTATAGTGCTGCCAATAGCTCCTCCGGCAAAACTTCCTCCAGCACTTGCCCAATCACCAGTCGTTAGACCCTGCATTAGAAAAGGTACACCATATAATCCATAACTACCTATGAACCGGGTCAGTGGCTCTCCTATATAAGGTATCTGTGATACGTAACCAGCTCCGGGAAAATTCCACATCGCCTGCCCGGAAGTGATAGCAGAAAACTCAGATGGAGACACAAGCCATCCAGCTCCAAAAGGCACACCTAAAAAAGAAGTAGTGCCACCAGGCAACATCATTCCACCGACTGCTGATATACCAGCCCCTATAGGACTCAACCCAGGCACTGCTGACAAGATACTACCGACACCTTGAAAAAGACTGCCAAACATCCCTCCTATCACCCCAAGCCCTTGTCCGACTACACCAGGCAAGTCCTGCAGAAAGTTCTTTTTCATTGTCAAATCAAACTTGAGCTTCTCCTTCAAAGCCTCAGCAAAAGCCTCTGCAAAACTGCCTATAATAGCGTCTTTAAGTCCACCAAACAAGTCCTTGACATCCCTCGTGCCTCTCATTATACCGACAATGACCTCGGAAAAGGCATCGAGTATGGTGTCCCCCATATTAATATACTGTTCTTCAATTACATCAACCGCTTCCTCATTGGCTTCAGTCAACTCCTGAAGCTTTTCCTTCATCTTCTCTACAACTTCATCCCAGTTAAATCCTAAAGCAATTAGCTCTTCCTTGTATTCTTCTGCAAAGGCTATTGCTTCTCTGAGCTTGTCTGCCTGGGTTTTGCCAAAGTCTTTCCAAGTATTTATAAATTCTTTTAATTCGTTCTGACTATCGTCAAGATTAGTTGTTAGTTCCTTGGTTTTTTCAGACTGCTCTTTAGTCCTCTCTGATAGCTCTTTAGTCTTATCTGACAGTTCTTTAGTAGCTTTGGTGTTGTTTTCTAAATTTATATACTCTTTCTCGTAAAGTTTTTGTAATTCCTCTTTCTTCTTTTTGAGTTCACGAGTCACCTCTATGTAAGCTTCAGCAGCCTTTCGCTGAGTTTCCGCAGTGCCAAGCTGTAATTTAAGTACCTCATGAAGGTCTTTCTGCTGTTTGGTTAATTTACTTATTTCATCTTCCAGTTCCATTATCCGAGCTTTATTGGAAATACCGAAGAGATAATCAGCAAACTTAGCAGCAGTCATTACTGCTTCCCCTACAGCAGAAGTCCAGTCCTGTATGACCGTTTTATTTCGCTCCAGCCACTCACTGAAAGCCTGCACTCCTTTGGTCAGGTTCTCAAATAAATCTGTTAAATCCTTCTCCATCACATCAAAGAACTTGATTCTCAATTCCTCAAAAGCACTTTGAAAAGTTTTCCAGCGACCCCAAACCGTATCCATAAACTGGCTGTACATCTCATCTGAGCGACCGAGGGAGTCTTCCAAAACATGAGTAAACTCTTCAATGTCAATTGCTCCTTCTCTATACAGTCTACCCAATTGAGCTATGTTAGCACCCGCACGTTGCCCGAATATGCGGACAGCGTCCTCGGTAGTCATGGAGACCTCGCCGACCTTCTTAATTATCTCAGCAAAATTGTGTGTAGTAGGAGAAATGTCCTCTAAAGTCAAGTTGTATTTAGCGAGAGCTTCTCGACCTTTCTCGGTAGCATTAGTAAGAGCCAACATAGACATACGCAAGTTAGTACCCGCCATAGAGCCTTCAAGTCCCAAGTTAGCAAACATAGCCACTGCTGCTGTAGTCTCTTCCAAAGTCCACCCAAAGCCAGCTCCTACAGTGCCGGCATACTTCATAGCTTCTGTCAGTTTCTCAGTAGTAAGCATGCTGTTAGTGATAGCCTGAGCGTAGACGTCCATTACCCGCTGACTTTCTGAGGCATCTAGATTGAACTGTTGTAAAGTGGAAGCTAGTAGATTCGTAGCCTGTTCCATTGTAGAAGCCGTAGCACCAGCAAACTTCAAAGCATGCCCAGTAGCTTCGGTTATCTCTCTGGCACTCATACCTGCAGAAGCCAGTGCATACATACCACGAGCAGCTTCAGTTGCTGAATAAGCAGTGGTGGCTCCAAGTTGCCTTGCTGTCTGCTCAAGGGTTTTTACCTCCTGAGCGGTAGCTTGAGCGACTGTAGCAACTTCAGTAAGAGCTTTCTCAAAGTCCATACCAGTTTTTGCTGACCAGGTGGCAAAACCCGCAAGTGCCCCAGTAGCAACTTTAGCGTACTTAGTTATAGCACCAAACCCACTGCTGGCTATCCCACTTACTTTGCTCATCGCCCTTTCATAGGACGATATGTCAGCTCCTACTTTTACAACAAGGTCTTCACCAACCATTCTTAGACACCATAACCTCTTTGTCTTTCAAGCTCTCGTCTGTTATGCTCTTCCACTCTACGCTCCTCTTCTTTTTTGTATTTTATATGCATATACATCCGCCACATATATCTTTCATCTTCGTGCAAGTCCATCCATTGTTTATAAGTTATATGGAGTGCCTCGCAAATCTGAAGGTCTCTGAAAAGAGGAGTTACTCTGTCATGCTTTAGGTGGTCTCCAAGCTGGAATCGAAAAAATTCTCCTTTTCCTCCTCCTTCCAAGAAGTCAGCTCTCTAATGTCAGATACAATCTGAGTAAATTGCTCCCCAGACAGCCCAGCAGCTTTGAGAGCGTCTATCTTCTTCTGCCTATCCGTTATCTCATTCCCATTCTCATCCAGCAACTTCAAGTCGAGTCCCTTCAACACAATAGCTATACCCAGATCACTCTCGTATTTCTCTTTTCTTTTAATGTAGTCAGGATCACTCAGATCAGGCATCTTAACCCAAGTATTCTTAGTCAGACCCATAGCCCTACCAAGATCAGAATCTGCTTTCACCAGTTCCCTGGTAACTGGGGGCCGAGGTTCTTTAGCCTTGAACTCCTCTATCAGTTCTGTTATCCCGGAACTCTTAATAGGTATCTTCAAGGTCTGCACTACTCCATTTTTGGTAACCTTCACATAGGAGAATCCATTAGACTTAAACAAGTCATCTCCTATCCTAATCTCAGTAACTAATTTAGCATTAGCTTTGTCCATATCATTTCCCTCCGGCTTTCAAATTAGATTCATAACTTAATACCCGCTCCCTCCTCTCAGGCTCGTTTATGAGCTCCAGGTAGTCGGAGAGAGCCATTTGTTTTGTATTCTTGCAGTACTTACACACAAACTTAGAAGTCTTACCTTTCTTCCGGTAAAACCTTACCTTATCAGCCCCGATACAGGCTGGACACCGAATGAATATCTTGTTATCCACTATCCAAGATTTCATAACTACCTTAATCTCTTCACTATCCTAGAGGCATGATAAGTACTCCAGAACCTCCAAACTTCTCGTATGAAATCACGCCTGAACTGATTTTTACTTATACCTTTGAACTCACTGATGGTGACTCTGACCATACCTCTGGGGCTTTTCTTAGACCATCCGTACTCCAGATATATTACATATCGCACAGAATTGGTTATTTCAATAACCTTCTTACCTGCAGAATCTGTCTCCTTGTAACTCCCTTCTTTTTCGCCCTGAGCTATGGCTTTCCGTGAGACGTTACTCCCTTCGAATCGGATATTAGGTGACTGTCCTGTTTTCCTCGCAAGAGCCTTCATCCCTGTAAGCCAGCCAGCCCTGGCCCGGCCAGTGTCCACGGGTGTCCTTTTGGCAATCCGAGCCAGAAGATCAAATGCCAGTTTTCTGAGAGCCTTGTCCCTCAGCTCCGGTGACTTGGCTACCAGAGCCTTAGACTTGCTAGTCAGGACATCTTCAATTGTTATGGTTAGTTCCATTTGAGACTCCCAGCGAGAACAACAGCGACTCAAACCGCCTGATAATGCTATGTATTTCCTCTCTTATCTGATCCAAAGGGACACCCTTCTCCGCAAAACTCTCCAGTCGAGCTAAGACTATGTGCATGACTTCCTCAAAGGCCACCCTGTTAAGTGATTCCTTATCCACCTCCAGATTAGCCCAGCGGGTATTCAAGTTTATAACAGCTATCCTGTTTAGTAAATCAGGCATACAAGAGGCCAAAGTGTCCTCATCATCTTCCTTGTGTTCCACAAAAACCTTCCAGTCATAGAGCCCAAAGACCTCTAACCACTTAATTACTTTGCTTTTAAAATACTTGAAATGTTCCTTCGTAGTTCTATCACTGCTCACTAAAGACCTCTACATTGGAATTTATAAGTTATTTTGAGTAAATCCTCTTCAATTCCCACAATTCTCCATCTTCTAAACAGTTCGAAAGACTGATTAGTGGCTGTATCGCCTGAGTAAGCCGTCATTAGAGTCAATGTGGCTTCCGCTGAGCTTTTGATTTCGTAATAGGTGGCTTCACTTCCTATCTTAATCGCATCACCAGCCCTGGCTATCCCGAAATCTGCGGTATCGCCGTAACTGGTGATGGTGTCGCTACCGTTAGTTACATTTACTGAACCAGTATCATATATCTTTTCCAGTATATTATCTTCTTTACCTTCTTTAATTTCCACCGGCACGGAGAACACTGACTGAGGTATCAGAAAGAATATATCATCTCTCTCTACATTCGGATTTCCTTGCTCCTCGAATGTATAATTCCCTTTAACTCCGTTGCAAACTACTCTGCTCCAACTGGAGACAACCGACTGAGTTGTAGGGTCAAAGGTCGTGGAAGTAAACTGCTCATATACCAGTGAGGCAGCTACATCCCCATCATTCAATATAGAAGATACCGTACCAACTATCGTGTTTTTATCGTTAGAAGTGAAAAGCTCTTCTGTATATCCGCTATACATCTTAGTACTTACTCAAATAATTATACAATACACTAAAGTTATACCCTATTATATCTTCAGCCTCTGGAGACTTCACGAGGAAATCATCCACTATCTCCCTGCTCTTCAGGTAAGCAGCCACTGAGCTGTCTCCCACGTAATCATATACCGTTATCATAGTACCCACTTTCATCTTGCTAAACAAGTCGTCTCTTATTCGGTAAGGTCTATCAGCAGCCTTCATCATCGAACGTCTGACAAAGATATTCACATTTATTATTACCTCAGTCGTGTCTCCCAGATACCCTTCTCCTACCTGTCTATGAAACATTCTACCTCCAATCAGTATTCTCGGCTGCAACCACTCAGACTTATCTGCACCATTAAAAGGAACGCCCTCAAAGTCTATACTATAACTAGAGCTGAACTGGTCATTAAACCACTTCTCTACAGACCTCTTTATATTAGCCAGTTTGGAGCTTGGATGTATAGCCATAGGTTATATCCTCATCAGCTCAACTCAGAATCTCCGACATACTCTCCCAGATCTCTGCCATATTCATCTATATCCTCAGCAACAGAATCAAAGTACTCTCGCACTGTCATACTAGAACCGAAATCTCTATACAGCTCAGCGAGCTTTATAAAGTGTTTTGGAATGTCTTTCTTATCTACTCTTATGTCTTGCTGGTGCAGATTGAAGACTATAGCTTGCAAAGATTTGTTAGCTGCAATAGCAAGACAGGCAAAAGAAGCAGCCCAAAAGACATCGTTCCCACTCTGAGCCAGAAATAAGTCCAACTCTTCATCAGTAAACAAGTAGTTGCTCGAATCCGTATCAGCAAGCAGATTCCTCAACCTATTTCTATCTGTATCTGTAGATGGGTCGTAAGTGAAGCTCATTACTTATTCCTGCCTAAATAAATGTGGACATTTTTCGAAAAGAAGCTTTTTAGCTTTCACCACTTTAGAAGTATCCTTAGGATAAGTAGGGTGCTTCAGATCCTCCTCCACCTTCTTGAGAAACTTCAAGGAGTTTTTCTCATTCAGAATAGGAGTATCCTTCCATAAAGTGGCCATCTTACTGCACCATTAGCCATAAAGTTAAAGTTGCCGGGTTAGCTCCCCCGGTCTCCTGAGCAGCCAACTTCATATAGCGAGCAGGACTTGGGTTGAAAGAGACTACATCTACCCCGCTAGTGCCGGATCCAGAACCAACCCCTTCGCAAATCTTAGCATCTGCACTGGGAGTTACAAAATGCACTCCATCCAGACTAAGCAAGTATAATATATCCAAAGTACCACTACCATCTATATCATACTGAATAGAGAAATACCCATTAGCTCGCTTAATATCAACAATATCAGAAGTTGCTGACCCCCCAGCCGCTATCCCTTGAGAATCAAACAACTTAGTTGTGTATATGTAGTTCTGAGATTTCATTTCCTATTACCGCCTCCATTCCTCTTCAACTCTATTAGCAGGGAAATAATCCTCTCGTTCTGCTCCCACAACTTCTGCTGGTTTTCCCTGACTGTTTGCATTATCTGATTATCTCTGAAGACGCTCTGCTCTTCAACTCTCTCCAAATCAGCCTTGTCCGCCTTCTCAGAGATATAACCTGCAAGCTGTCTAAGTTCGGTCTTGTCCGCCTTGGCTTCCAAACTTGTATATAGAGAATATGTTACTGAGGATACCAAGACCAAAAAACCTATACACACGCTTATCCATCTTGCTATGGTGCTACCATTCCTCTTTTGAGTCATCCTTCTGTCTCTATTTCTTGGTTATCTTATCGTAGATTTCCAATAGAACTAACAAGATAGACTTCAACGCAGCTTCAGCCGTAGTAGTCGGGGGTTCTAACAACCGCCGGAGCATTCTTTTACTGCGTGTAAGTTCTATACCCTCCATCCCATCTAACATGACTTTAAGTAGCAAAGGATGAGCTATTTCCTCTACCGGTTTCAATTTGTTCTCAACCTTCACCTCAGGACTAGGTGCAGTAACGGGCTTGCTCTGCTCAACAGGTTCAGCTATTATTTCAGTGTCGGGGTCTTGATTCTCATCTATCTTCTCCTCAACAACTCCTCCAGAGAACGGATTTCTTGGAATTATTTTTCTCTTCTCGTCTTTTTTAGCCATAATTACCTCCTTAATAAACATTAAACACGATTTCTGCCTAAGCCTCTACCCCTGCCTCGACCATACCCAGGGCCTCCAACAGGGCAGGGGCCTCGATTTCTACCTCTTCTCATCCCCCCAGGCATACCAACTCCTCGACCCCTACCATTACGAGGTCTTGGCAACCCTCTGGGATTTAAAAGACTAGCACCATTTCTATTTCTCATTTTATCCTCCATAATGTTAAATTGACTCTCCCAAGACTTGTTTGTAAATCCGAATAGTATTCTCTATTCCCATAGGATGCCGCTCCATCACATAGCGGTACTTCCTTCTTTTAACCATTTCTCTTCTTACTCTATGTTCTTCATATCGCTCTACTAGCTCATCAATACTATTCACAACTATACCTACTTCCTCTTCTCTAACAAATTTAGCACAAGTCTCTGCATTATAGACCAATACTGGAATGCCTGCTATTAAATATTCGGCTAGTTTATTTGGCCAGGCTAAATTCCACTGGCGATGCTTCACCTGAGCACCACACAAACCCCAATCATACCTTGTTAATTGACGTAACAGTTGTAGGTACTCCGCTGGCTCATAAAGCAAAGCTCCAAGATTATGGTAATGCTTCATTTCGGGATACATCGATCCTGGATATATATGGAAAGGTATTCCCTTTTGAGTCAACTCAGCAGTAAACTCTGTATAGATTCTATAAGGCAACCTCAACTGAACATCAGCTACTGGAGCATGTATATTGCCTTGATATACTATTCCTCGGACTCTCGGCAACGGATTTATAGCCAACATATCCTCATTACACAAAGGCCAGACTACTGCATAGGGTTTATCCTTAACGTATTTACTAAAAGTCTCCACAAGTATATCCTTATATCCTTCACTAGGGAAGATATAACCGTCAGCAGCAGCAAAAGCCATCTTTTCCTGTCTAGTCTTGTGATTGTGTCTCACAAAGTTGGAGTCATGCACATCAAATACGAGCTTTCTATTACCTTTCACTTCGCCCGCATGAACGATCAAGGAATCGGGGTCATTGTGCACATGAAGTATATCTCCTCCTACATTCTTCAACTTGAGCAACAATTCCTTATCATCAACATAAGTAGTCATAGAAGGATATATATTATGCAGGAAAGGAATTTTCCAAGTTACCAGCTTGACATAGTAACCTCGTTTCAGGAGAGCTATGCTTTGTTTTGTAACTCTTCAAGTTTGTTACCCTGTAGGCTCTTTATCCTACAGCTCTTACAGTTTCCTGTAAGTTCGGACCATATCATCACCCTATATTAGTTGTTATAGGGTGTCGGGCGCTCGTGCCTGGATTATTTGCTCAGCCACATCACCAGGTGGTCTCTACGCCTTCCTCCCTACCCAAGGCTGATCAGGAGGCTTGGCTCGGTATCGCCCACCGACCTCTACGGTTTGGGCTTCTACCGAATTCACCCGATTTTCGACAGCCGTTACCGACTGAAGGCACAAAAATTTATGCAACAATGATAGCTCACCATAACAATCACTGGCTTTTTTCCTGTAATTACATAAGGGCCTTTACTCAACTTATTATCTTCCATATTAGACCTCCTTAATTCTACTAAAACCTAAAAATAATAAGTTTATAAGCAACTAATAAATATAAACCAACCCATCAAACCTCTGTAACAAACTTGCTTTATTGTAACTAACAGGAAAATTATCATCCCATTTAGTTCTCAACGTCATTGCTTTAACCTTCAGGCTTCTTACAGAACCTATTACAACCCCTCTAGTTCTATGAACGGCTTTTACAAGGTCATAGTGTTTAAACCCGTTTCTCTCTTCGCAAGTTTTTGTGGGGTTATTTCCCCAAACTTTAGTTCTTCTCGGTTTTATAATCCATTCAAAACTATTGATAATAGGTTTCTCTACACAAACTATAGAAATAGCGTCATTGCTATGCTTTTTTGAAAGTCCTAAATTCAATCTTTTTACTTTAGTATCATAACCAAAAATTGATCCGTAAGACAAGCCTAAATCTAATATCTGTTTTCGGAGATAGTTTTTACCTTGCTCAACCAAAGAAAACTGCTTACCCCACCTATATTTAGCATGATTAAATTTAACTTCCTCAACTACTACATCAGTAATATTAATTCTTTTCATCATGTCTCTTAAAAACCGTAAAATAGATTCTTTTCTACACTGAATAGATGGTGGTATTTTACAGCCTCTCCGATTATTGAATCTTGGTTGTCTATACCTTAATTTCCTTGACCTTCGAAAACGTCTGTAATTTCTTCTTTGCTCCATTAAACGTTTGACATCTTGCCTTAAATTAATCTGACCTTTAAATACCACCTCATTTGTTTTATCATTGACTATAGCTACTCCCGTGTATTTACTCCCATCATCTACACCAGCTTTAAAAGAACCGACTGGATTATCAACTGTATAATTCAATTGAATTGTAAACGGCACTACTTGAACTACCTTAGCCTTTTCTTGCTTTAGCAACTTTCTAGCTCTTGCTGGATGACAAGGAAGTAAAGGTTTTCCTTGTTTATCAACTACAAAAACTTTTTGCATTTAAGCAATCTCCTTGAGGGTTAACCTTACTCTCGGCAAAGTCGTTCTCACAGAGCTTGCCACTGAGTCAATGACAAGGTGCTTCACGAGAACTAACGTAGGACGCCACTTGACGGGCAACAGTCCGCTTACTACCGTCCTTAGCCTCGGAGCAACTAACCTAAATTAGGTTAGCCTTGATAGGTTTTAGCTATCTCCTATCAACTGTTGCTGAGCTCCATAGCATCCTCTAATTTCTTATTTATTATCAAACATCCTATACAATTAGCCTTACCTAGTAAAAAGTCTTTTACATCCTCTTTAGCCAATCTACAATTAAACCCAAACACCAGATCCTCTTTCTCCACCATCTTCAATAGTCGATCCAGAGTGCTTTCATCAGGTACTATCTTGAGTAATATAGTCTCCTCGTCTTTCAACACCTCATCAATCAGCTCTTGAGGCACTTCAATAGTTCTACTTTCCATGACTACCGCCTTTCAACAAGATTTCTACGATTCTTTTAGAAGCCCTACCGTCCCAGATACTTGGAATCTTATCAGCTTTATCTGCTGTTCTTTTTCCCAATCTACTAAAAGCCTCTAATATCTCGTCAGTATTACAGCTAACCAAAGTATTTGTCCCATACCTGAGAGTGCAATCCCAAGGAGTATGTCTGCTTATGGTAATACAAGGTATCCTCAAAACTGAAGTTTCTACTTGAATACCTCCCGAATCCGTTATTACTGCCTGAGCACCTTTCAACCAACTTAAAAAAGTCAAGTAACTTTGCGGATAACGTATGCTGAAATCAGTTACATAACTGTTAGTTATATAGTTGTTCAACTTGAATTCAGTTATCCTTTTCATAGTTCTTGGATGCACAGGAAAAATAACAGGAATCGTCTTAGAAATCGCCTTCAAAGCCATTAGAATGCTTACTAAGTTCTTCTCATTATCAACATTCTCAGGTCTATGTATAGTAGCTAAGACATAGGGCTTATAATAAGCAGTACCACTGCACTTATCTAAATTAGCCTTCAAGCTATCTACCATTATATTCCCTACTAAATGTATTTTTTTAGTACTTATACCTTCCCGTACCAGGTTATCAACAGCACTGTAATTCGGAGCGAAAAGCACATCTGAGATATGATCCACAAGCCTTCTGTTAACTTCTTCAGGTATTGAGTTATCAAAGACCCTGACACCAGCCTCGATATGAGCTACCTTTATATTCAGTTTAGCTGCAGCTAAAGCACATCCCAAAGTAGAATTCACATCTCCCACTACCA